TTGGACTTTGACGGGAGCAATGACTTTTTTGAGCATTCCATTACAGGTGTTGTAAATGGGAGTTTTACATACGTTGATGTTTTTAAAAGTAGCGATACTGCCGCTGTACTTCACGGCTCAACAACCTCAACGACAAAGTGGGTTATGATATCCCAAACTAACACTCAAACAATTTTGAGTGACGGCTTTGTAACTGCCTACGATGATTATTTTAAAAACGGTTTGGCCGCTTTAAGTAGTGGCGCAACGCGAACAGACTTGCAAAATGCGTTCTTTGATGGTCAACAAAATTTAGCGTTTTATTTTGGAACAACGAACGGAACGGCTACTTCTCAAATGTACATTGGGAGGTATATTCAGGGAGGGTTTTATTTCAGCGGTATATTACAGGAGAGTATTTTGTACACCTCCGACAAATCATCAGTTCGCACCGACATCGAAGGCAATGTATCAGCCTACTACCAAAGCGCGAAACTGCTAGACGAGCAATTCGGCTCAGGAGCAGAAGCGGCATATTCTACGCGGCAACTGCGACGGGATCAAACCGACTGCATGGTAATCCGTAGGGCTTCCGATTCTACGACTCAAACGATAGGCTTTGACGCTAACGGAAACATCGACGAGAGTGCCATAAATACCTTCTGTTCAGGCACAACCTGCACGGTGTATCAATGGCTTGACCAGTCAGGAAACGGGAACACGGCGACAGCGGCGGCGCAAGCTAACGAACCGACGATATACACGGGCGGCGCGATTGTGAAGGAGAACGGAAAAGTAGCGGTGGACTGCGCGAATGATGCACTTGTTGCGCCAAGCGTAACCCTAGACAGTTACTATAGCTGGTATTATGTGGCGAAACCAGACGCAAATGGGGGTTTTATTTTTGAGCACTCAGCCGATTCAAATCCAAATAATGGAGCCTACAATTATCTCGGCGTAAATAACAGCGCTGAAATATACCGCAATCCGAACAAAGCTACTAGTAATGCAACGGCTGGAGGAGGCTACGCAGGAACCTCTCAAACTCTTATTAGTTGGAACTATAGCGGCGCATGGACGGCATACAAGGACGGGAGCAGCTTGGCGATACAAGCGGGACAGGGCGACAATGGCGACATTGGTGATTCGTCAGCCACAGACGAACTCAACCTATTTAGCCGTAACGAATCCAGCCTATTCTTTGATGGTAAGTTCCAAGAAATCATATTTTGGAACAACGACCAAGACGATGCTGGCAACCGCACCAGCATAGAATCTAACATCGGCGACTACTTCACCCAAAACACGCCACTGCTCGACACGTATTCAGGAGCGGCGGCTTGCTATTCTTTGCGATTGATGCGCACCGCCTACACGGGTGCTTTGATTCGAGTCAGACGCAGTAGCGACAATACAGAACTTGACATAAACGCGAACGTATTCGGTGAACTTAATACCGTTTCGCTTTTGGACTTCGCAGGTGCGGGCGATGCGTTCGTAAAGACGTGGTATGACCAAAGCGGAAACAGCAACGACGCGACGCAGACCACGACAGCGAGTCAGCCGAAAATCGTTTCAAGTGGTGCGGTGATAGTGGAGAACGGTAAACCTGCGGTTGAGTTTAATGGCACAAGCACGGAAATTAGCGCGCCAACAGTAGGCTTGTCCGTAGCCACTTGTTTTATTCATCATACCAATTTTGATGCAAACGCGAGAATGTTTGGACAGTTTGACCAATTCGAAAATTCGTTTCTATACGACACAGTCACTGGATATTGGGCTTTCAATAATGGCAGTATAAACTTAAGTGGATTGTCAAGTACAACAAGCAAATTGGTTTATGCGCTATTTGATAATAGCGGGGGTGAACTTGGTATAAATGGAGCCACAGCAACAAGCGGCACATTAGGCGTCTTTAATAGTCAAATGGATTTGCGTATTGGAAGGAGGAGTAGCAGTTATTGGAAAGGAACAGCGTCTGAGTTAATAGTCTATGACTCTGACCAATCTGCCAACCGCACGAACATCGAGAGCAACATAAACACCTTTTACAGCATCTCCTAATGGCACAGTATATCATAGTACTCCCCGAAGGAACGCTAACAAGCGAACACCGAGCCAAAGCCATAACGCGCGAACTGTACAACATCACCGCGCCATTGGTTACGCAAGAACCCTATCAAAAGGATGGGACGGTATTCGGCGTTATCGAACACCCTGACGGCATTCAATTCGCTTTGCAGGTGGATACGGAATACAACATCCCCGTCAGCCCATTGGCGACGCTTGAGAAGCTCATCACCCTAATGCTCGAATTGAGCGAGGTAGAAATCCGACAGCTTTCTAGCTACGTCCTCAACGCGCAATCCTTTCCGTTTGGGGCAATCGTTCCCAGCACTACGACCGTAAGAGACCAAGCATATATGATTGAACACGGTTGGTTCCCTGAAGATCCCGAATTATGAAAATACTAAAAGTCCTCCTCCTCTTTGTTCTCGCTATGGTAGCAATTCCCGTCGGGATCGTGTACTCGTTTGGCGAGTCGCTTTACTTCATCGCCTCAGATATCCTCAGAAGCATTTGGAGAGCCATATACGACCTCTTTAGAGACGTTTCGACCATTGTATCCGTTACGGCCTCAAAGTTCCTTAATCGGCTTCTAATGGATAAAGGCGTGCCTTTTGGTAACCATTCCGTTTCTGCGGTATTGGGAGCCAACCAACGAGAGAAGACCCTCACGCGCTTGGGGGCGTGGCTTACCTCGTTACTCGATAGCGTAGAGGACGACCATTGCCGCAAGGCTTCGGAGAGGGCGGGCATATGAAAAACCTGAACGCGGTACTCACCAAATTCGCGGATGAAGTTGTCAAGTCGGCAAGGCGTCATCTCGGAGGGAGGAAGATAGGGAAGAACAAGAGCTACGGTGTAGCGTCTGGAACGCTCAAGCGTTCTCTTTCTTACCGCATCCGCGTACAAGGCGACACGATCAAATCGATCACCTTTGGAGCAAAAGGCAAAGCCAATAAATACGCGGCCTTTTTGCATTGGGGGGTAAACGGCACACGGAAGAATCAGAAGTCGCCTTTCTTCAAATTCAAGAAGCAACCTCCTTCCTCGGTATTTGTTCCGTGGATCAAAGCGAAGGGGATTAAGCTCAGGGATAAAAAAGGGCGATTTAAAAAGCAGACGGAAAGCAACGTCAACTCTTTAGCCTTCCTCATAGCTCGCTCGGTCAAACGTAAGGGAATCGTAGGTCTTCGGTTTTATGAGAAAGCCTTTATAGCCGTTTCCAAGCGATTCGATAAGAAGATGGGCGACGCAATAGCGGAAGACATTAAAGATAAGTTCAAGTTGAAACTCGGTAACATCACAATAAAATGAGCGCGGTATTTGTAGACTCTCCCGGCGAGAATTGGTTCCCAGCAGGGCAACGCTTGATATATACCCTCGGTTCTCAAACGACACCCCTCGACGCGGCCTATCGTTTCATTATCCAAGTAGAAGAGAACGGCACGGAGATATCAAAAATCTACCTCACCCCCAACCCGAACGAACGCTCGTTCTTTGATTTGTCTGAAGTCGTAAAGGGGAGGACCGAAGTCGACCCGTTTCGATACAACACCACGACGGCGATTCACAGCTTCAATAACCAACCGTTCACCCGCGCCAATAACGGAGTCAACCGCTATACGGTACGGCTAGGGTATTATGATGGCTCTGAGAACCTCGACGAAGATAACCAGACGCTATACCTTGTCGATGGGTACGAGCAAATTTCGGACGGCCTTCACCCTTCATTCGCGGACTTCTACGGCACGCAATCCAACAGAAAGGTATGGCTCACGGATCGCGTTCCTTCGAGCGACGTTATCGAAATAAAAGCGGGCATAGAAGACCAAGGGCTTGCGGCGTTCCTCAATACCGACGACACAGGTTCGCTTATCGAGCGGCTTCTCTTTAAGATATACGACACCTCCGGCACGTTAGACGATACCTTGACGTATGACCTCAACACAACAAACGGGGCGCAATTGCCAAGCGCGGCGGCATCGAGCAATACGAACGGAACTCTCGTATATTCCTACGCATACCCCGGAGCTTTTTCCGCACTTGTAAACGCCCTCAACGCTGTCGTGGGTGGGTGGAGTTATTACGACGTAATTCCTTCGACGGGGCTAAATGTGCAGACAGGAAACGTCCTTCGTGTGACGAACGACTGCCGATATACAAAGAACGAAGCCGTTCAGCTCGGTTGGGCAAATACCCGCGGCGGGTGGGATTACCTCCGCTTCAACGGCAAAAAACAAAAGACCGTCTCCAGAGAAGAGAAGACCTATCGAAAGATTGTCGGCGATTACTCCGCTTCTACCTTCTCTTTTGGAACGAGCGAGAGGCAAGTCAAGCCCTACCAACTCGAAGCAAAAGAATCGTATCAACTGAACGGGATTCTCACTATCGAAGAAATTACGCTCATGCAGTATTGTCTGCGGTCGAAGAACGTCATGGCACGAATTGACGGCTTCTGGGTTCCCGTCACCATAAAGACGACCTCGATGCAAATCGAAGAGGAAACCGTCTCGAAGGTTTTTGTTATTACGTTCGACGTTGAACTCGCTCAAGTTATCCGATGCTAAGACTTACGATAGAAGGCAATGAAATTGAGCTGTACGAGAACGAGCCGATAAACCTCTCGTATCAGTTTAGCAACCTCCAAGAAATCAACGCTTCGGCTTCGAGCTTCTCGCAGACCTTCCGCGTTCCGCTTACCAAGAAGAATCAAGAATACTTCGGGGCGGTCAATGAGTTTGGCCTTATAACTACATGGGATCCCAAAACGAAAGCCTCTGCCGAACTGACTTCAAGCACCATTCCGATAATGCGCGGCTTCGTTCAAGTGAAGGCGGTGTACGTGCAGAAGGGTAAATACGCAGACGTTGAAATCGTTTTCTTCGGGGAGACGGCCAACCTCTCGCGGGATATCGGCGACGGGATGCTGACAGACCTCGACTTATCGACGTATGACCACGATTTGAACGCTACAAACCTTGAGGCCAGTTGGGCGGGTACTTTATCAAACGGAGTCATTCGTTACGGGTTACCGGATAAAGGTTTAAACTGGACTTATTCCAATATTTGGACATCTTCAAACCCACTTGAACACGCGGACTTCACGCCCTACTTTCGAGTTTCTGCACTCTTTCAGACCATTCTAAGAGGGGCGGGATATACATACGATTCGAACTTCTTCGACAACGAAGATAACTTGTACCTATGCCTCTATAACGGGCTACTTACACCAGCAAGCAACGACGACACCGATTTCTCTATTGATCAAATGCTCGTAGGCTTAAGCAGTAATTTAACCGGGTTAACCGCGCATCCTAATTTTACGAGCATAACAGCGTTTAGCGAAAGCACTCCTTTCTACGATCAAAATAACAACTTCACAAGCGGAACGACGTACACCGTGCCTTACCGCGCTTATTATCGCTTTAGGGTGAACGTATACGGGCGCTTAGACCACGATACAGGAGACTTCGTTTCCATGCGACTCTCTAGAAACGGCAACGAACTTTGGACGTTTATAGACGATTTCGAAAGCCCGGAATTCAACGACATAACGCACGCCCTACTTTCTCCGGAGTTCGTTATGGAACAGGGCGATACTGTAGAATTTCAATACGTAGTGGGCAACTCTTCTCACCCTCTAGCGCTTGACGGGGGTACGGAAATAAGCAACCTTACAACGTGGTGGCAGGTAGCTTATATCTCGACGATTGGCGTAAACATTAACGTGACTGAAAACCTGCCGGAGATTAAGCAAATCGATTTCGTGTCTGGTTTGCAAAAGATGTTCAATCTCGTATTCATCCCCGACAGAAACAACCCGAAGCACCTTGAAATTGAACCCTTTACCGACTACCTAGCTTCCGGAAGCCAAAAGGATTGGACGAATAAGATAGACCTCTCGAAGGATATACAAATCCAACCAACAACCGACCTTCAAGCGAGGCGATACGACTGGACACACTCACAAGGAAAGGATGTTTTAAACGAGGCGGTGTTCAAAAGTACCTCCCGCGTTTATGGACGTTATCGCGTAGATGATCCCGGAAACGACTTCGCTTCAGGAAACAAAGAAATAAAGTCGCCCTTCGCCCCTCACGTCGTTTCAAGAATTCCGCAAACGGGTTATCTGGTTCACCGAATGTTGTTGAATACAACCGAAACAGACAAGAGCCTGAAAAAACCTCTCCCGCGCTTGGCGTATTGGAATAGCCTTAGTGACGGAGATTTGTTTTATCAAAACGACACCAATACGGCAACGGTAACCGCTACCGAATACCCGGTATTTTCTCAATACTCCTCATTGGATGCGAACGTATCGAATAAAGACTTGAGCTTCGGCCCAGAACGCCCGTTCCACATCATCCAAGCGAGCCCCTTAAATACGCTTTACTACAAGTATTGGAGACCGTTCGTCAATGAACTGTATTCTTCGGATGCTCGGAAACTGACCGCCTTCTTCCGGCTTACGCGATCCGAATTAGCGACGTTCGAATTCTCGGATAAAATCTACATAAAGGATACCTATTGGAGAATCCTATCTATCTCGTATGACGCGACAAGCGAAGACCTCGTGAAGGTGGAGATGCTTAAAGTCTTGGGGGATATTCGGGACTGCACCTGGCTTCCTATATCTATCGACAAATCAAACGGACAGATTCGCTTTGAAAACGTCGCAGGCACGCAGGTATATCAACTAAGCCCGAACTTTAGTTCGTGTTGCACGAAGTACGGATATATCTACAACGAAACGAATCAACGCTGTTACCAACCTTTTGAGCAATGAGGAATCTCGACAACCATCGTTATATAGGAGAGGCGATTCAACTGCTCCAGAACAAAGGCGAGAAGACGAAAGT